GTTTGACGTTTAGTCGTTTCTTATTATGATTACATAATGTTTGCGACTTGAACTCGTCTGTAGTATGCATTGTCATTAGCACCAGCAATAACATCTGTAGCAGATGAAGTTGCAAATGGGTTCTGAGCGATACCGTAACGAGTTTTGAAACCGATTTTCGGTTGGAAAGTCTGTTCCCCAACTGCACGAACCATTTGTAGTGGAACGTATGGGCAATAGAAGATACCAGCGTCATATGGTGATGTACCTTTATATCCTACAACATAGTACTGTGAAGCAGCGTTGTTGGCAGCATATGGGTCAATGTACACTTTATATCTACCGTTAAGTACACCAGCAAAAGTATTACCAGTATCATCAACTTGTAGATTGTTATTAAGAGCAGGAGCGTAATCTAATACACCAGCCATTTGTAGTGCAGAAGCAACATCTGAAGAAGTGATAATCATGTTACCTTTTCCTCTACGAGTTTCTTGTGCAATTACGTTAGCATCTCTCTCAATTTGGAACATTAGTCCTTTGAACTTCTCAACTGACCATCTACCGTTTGAGTCTGTATCTAAGTCAAAGATACCAGCAGTAGTTGTGTTGACAGAAGCACCTTTTTTAGCAGAGATATAGATTGTTCTAATTACTTCTCTGTTAATTTCGGCAAGGATTTCTGAAGACAGAATGTTTGACAATTCTGTTTCTGCGTCAAGACCGTGAATTGCTTTTAAGTCTTGTGCAAGTTCCATAGTGTACTCAGCTTTAAGTGCTCTGGACTTTGCAGTCACAGTTGACTTTTCGATTGAGAACGCCATTTCTGCAAATGAGTTTGCAGCTGCATCACCTAATGCTTCACCTTCAGCAGTAGTCATACCACCACCAGTAGTTGAACCATAATCGGCACCACCAGTAATATATGTACCAGCAGATGAGTTATTAAGAACGGCAGGGTTAGTACCAGTCATTGCTGTTGAATTAAGGTCACCAGCAGCATCATCATTTGAGAAACCAGTATTAGGTTCGTTAAATAATGCTTCTGTACCACTTGATGTACCAAATCTTGATTTCATTGCAAAGATAAGACCAGTTGGGCCGGTCATTGGTTGCACTGAACATACGTCATATGCAATCAAATTAGGCATAGCTCGTCTAACTAGCGAAATTAGAATTGGGTCGTAATTACTGACAGTACCAGCAGTACTGTTAGTTGGTGCAGCTTCCGATAGGAAAGATGCATCTTCTTTCATTGCTTTTTCTTGATTTTCCAAGATGATTGAAGTAACGGCTTTTTTGTAATTATCCTTAATCTCAGGCAAGTCTGGATGATTGAGGACTGGCTGCCACTTCTCTTGTAAGTTTTCTGAATTATACATTTGTATTATCCCCTTTTAACTATTATTATATTATTTATCATAATTTATTTCTTGACATTATTGAAAGGTGTTGCATCTATGAAAGGTGCAGACCTTTTAATTGCACTAGTATACGCAGCCATAGCGTCACTTATGTCAATCTCTTGAGCATCCGACTCATTCTCTTCAGTTAGAGATTGTGTTGGACTTGACTTAGGGAAATAATTTTCCTTAAGCGTGTTAAGTTTTTCAATAAAGGAATCTTTATCTGTGAACTCAACATCTTCAACCAAACCAGCAAATTTCTCAGATTGAGTCTCTGCAAGGTCAGAAGAAACTTCTTTGATAACTGACTCACGCACAAGTGAATCTTCAGATTGTTTCTTTTCAGTAAGTTTACCAAGTGTATCGTTCAACTTACCTTCCAATTCTTCAATCTTTTGTGCTTGTGATTCTAAGATATCATATTTTTCGTCTGGAACATCAATATAATGTTCTTCAAACAGCGCTTTCAAACCAGATATGAAATCTTCTGCAATTTCACCTTTGAGTCCTCTTTCAATTGAGAGTTCATTTTCAGTCATCCACTCTTTAACAACGTAGTCAAGGTAACCATCTACCTTTTCTGCGAGTTCAGATTTGAATGAATCCATTTCTTCTGCAATTTCTTGAGTCTTCTCAGATTCAATTCTTTCAACTTCTGGTCTAATTTTTGATTTTACAGCAGCTTCAAAGATAGTTGCGGCTTTCTTTTGGAAATCTTCAGATAAATCTTCACCTTCCATAAGTGCATCAACGTCTTCTTGAACATTAATAGATGCAAGTCTCTTCTCAATAGCTTCTTTTGCTTTTGCAAGTCCTTCTAATTCTACTTGTTCGTCTGTCATTGTCTCTTTGTTCATATATGAAGCGGCGAGTTGTTTTGCACCTTCAGCAGACATTTTCTGCATCTCTTTTTGCATCATTTCCATCGCTTCTTTTTTAGACTTAGGCATTGCCATTTCTGACTTACTGTCCATCTCTTTTAGTTTTGCTTCTGCGACAACCTCTTCCGCTTCAGTTTCAGATTCCTCTTTAACTGAACCAGCTTTCTGGTCACCTTTCTGCGAACTTTTTACAGAACTATCTTGTTTGACTTTCTTAGCAGCATCGGCTTTCTTTTCGTCACCCTTAACTACTGGAGCACCTAAATCTTCAATCTCATCTTCTTCTGCATCTACCTTTTTCATAGGTTCAGATGCGACAGCACCTTTTCCAGCAGGGGAAGAATCCTTCTTCATTTCGGCCTCATTCAAGTCAGACAGAACTTCTTGTTCAAGTTCTTCTATTGTCTTGTCTATTTCTGACATTTGAGTCTCCTTATTAATATATTAATAATCCTCTTATTCACTATATTTAGTCATTATAAATTCTTGAGGAATTTTGCGAAAGCGAGTGCTTGGTAATTCGCTTTTCTGGAGCGGATATTCCGTTCCATTTCGTCCTTGAGTTCTGCAACTTCTTGTTCTTGTATCAGTCCATTATTCCAAACCCACTCTTTTCCTTCCATAATACCTTCTACGAAAGCATTTGGAGCGGAAGGGTCTGCAACAATGTCGGCTGCAGTCGCAAGGTAGAAATCGTCATTGACATAGTTTGCACCATTTCTTTTGGACAAACTACCCATACCCCTTGAGGATACTGCGAGTTTACCACCATCATCCATTATATTCTTTACTATATTTCCCATTGGTGTAGACATTACTTTTGCTTCACCAATAAAGTTCTTTCCGTCTGGTTGTAGAGAAGTTACCATATGTGATACTTTATCTAAGTTTACAGTTGGGCCGTCTGGATGACCTAATTCACCGTATGCACGATTCTG